AGTGCAAAATTATATATCACTCCTGACTTAATAGGTGATAATCAAGTTGATTTTGATGATGAGATTACATTAAGCTATGCAGGATCTAATGTAGCTGCGAAAATCTATAATATTGACACTAAAAAGGGTGGACAGGTCTATCTATATACAGTACTGGTGAGGTTCTAATGGCAAATAAAGACTTGTCTAAAAGCGATCCAGTTGGTGACCTTGAAGCTCGAATGAATCGTGATTTCAATACTGTTATAAGAAAAGCACATAATAGTTTAGCTACTAAAACCCATAGTCCTGTAAGGACAGGATTTTTTGCAAGTAGTTGGAAAGTTGATACTAAAGCTATACCAGCCGTGGATGATATGTTACAACATGAACCGTGGGCAAGTAAGAAAAGAGAAGAATCTGCTGCTTTTTTTCAAGGCAGATCTTTTTTACATAAGCCTGTAATACAAAAAAGGCATGCAATTACTAAGAATTACAATATTAAAAGACCTGTCTATATTGGAAATACTGTAAAATATGCTGCTTATGCGTTAGAAAGTGGAAAAATTCAAACTTTTATACAAGGACGTTTGGCTAAAATTATTAAGGAGACAATGACGGATAAGAAAGGCAAGTTATTTGTGGCATCACACGGAACAGAAGGTTTTGGAGCATCTAAAGGTGGGGTGGGTTATTCTGAAATCAACTTTAAGGAGTATTAATGACTTTAGTAAAGGCAAGAGCAGCATTTGAAAAAGCAGTTACAGACGCAGTTGTAGCTGCTGATGCTACCGTTTCTGTTATATATGACAATGTTAGTTTTGTAACTCCTGGAAAAACAAAAAAATATGTTGTTATGAATGTAAATTTCACCCAATCAACGTTACAAAATCAAGGTGCATCATCAGATTTTTATTCTGGTGTTATTCAATGCAATGTTTACGTCCCAAAAAGTAAAGGTACTTCCGTTTTATCTGCTATTAGTGAATCTGTTATAGATGGGTTAACTTCAGTAAATGCTTCTAATTATTCAGATACTTTTAGTGTTAAACCAAGAATACAGGATATAAATGGTCCTACAATGCTTGAAATTGAAGATAGAAGCCACTTTCTTGGGATAATATCTTGCCAATTCTCTGCAAATGCGTAGTATAATAGAATAGCATTATATAATTTATGACTAGAGCGGTTGACCTTTTAAGGAACAAATTCGGTGTTTCTCAACTTTATAAACACGATGTAGTGAAAGATGGAGAAGTCCAATTAAGTGTTTACTGGCATCCTTTAACTATTGCAGAAAGGGAAGCTATCTCTAAAAAATCGGGTACTGATGATACCAATGATTATGCTTTACAAATGATGATAGAGAAAGCATTAGATCAAGATGGTACAAGGTTATTTCAAGATGGAGATAAAGCTTCATTAAGAAGAGAAGTTTCAGCATCAGTATTAGAAGAGATACAACTTGCAATGATTACAGTAGGTGCTGATAAGGAGGTCAAAGAGGCTAAAGCCGATTTAAAAAGCAAATAAAGATTGGCAATTTATATATGGTTTAGCAAAGCAGTTACATAAAACTGTTGCTGAATTATGTGAGACTTTAACTGTTGAAGAGATGATAGGATGGGCTGCTTATTTTGAGATTGAAAGTGATGAATATAAAAAACAACAAGAACAAGCACAGAAACATAGTGCTTTAAAAGGTAGAAGAAGGTAGAATAGAAATAATTTTATTATTGAGATAGAAAGTGGCTGGTGGTTACGACATAAATCTGAATATAGCTCTTAAAAATTCTCAAAAGTTAAAGCAGCTTAAAAATGATTTAACTGATATAGCAGAAAAACAAAAAGACTATAATAAAAAACTAAAAGACGGCAATAAGATAGCAGTTGCTACTTTTAATAAACTTAATAAACAACTTTTCAAAGCAAATAAATTACTAAATAAAGCTGCATATGGTACAGAAAGTTTTGAAAAAGCAGCAAGAGCATTAGTAAATGTAGAAAAAGAGCATAATCATCAGTTAAAAGAAAAAGAAAGGATACTTAATAAATTAAGACGAGAAATAAATGATCCTACATATGAATTACGCCAAAAAAGAAAGCAACAAATTAGGGAAAATATACGTCAAAATAGAGCACTTAGATTTACAAATGTTAACCCTGGCCGACCTGCTGTTGTTGGAGATTATGGTCAAAGTGGAGGAAGAATAGGGCCAGCACAGGCTTTAAATAATCGTCAAGGAGGATTTTTAGGTTTTAATGAAATTGCTAAGAAATTAGATGGTACTAATTTAAAAAATTTAAAGCAAAACACAAAGACAGCTTCAATTTTAGCTTCACAAGCAACAGCAGCTAATTTTAGAGATATTGGTTTTGGAATACGAGGTGGGCAAATTGGACCTGCACTTCCAGCTAAAGGAGCTACACCACCTACTTTTTGGAACAATATGGGATTTGGCAGAAATGCACAGGACGGGCCATTTGCTATGCAAGGTGGTGCAATGGCTAGAGCAAGAGGTGGTATTGGAAGTGCGATGATTGGTGGAGGTTTCCCTTTCTTATTTGGAGCAGGTGGTCTTAGTGCTGCTATGGGTGCTGGTGCAGGTGCAATCGGTGGAGCATTAGCACCTGGAGGTGGTTTTGCCCTCTCTATCGCTGCTACTGCTATTGCTTCTCAAATTGAAGAGGCTAGAAAATTTAGCAAAGAGTTAAAACTTGTAAATGCACAATTATTAGCTGTTGGAAATAGTTCAATTTATTCAAAGAGAGAAATAAAAAACTTAGCTAAAGAGTTAAATATCACTAAAGAAGAAGCAACACAATTAATAGATCGTTTCGTTCCTCGATTTAGTAAGGAAGAAACAAAAGCTCTAAAAGATGTCTTTGGAAAAGAGGGAGTAGGTGCTTTTGATGCTATAGCTGCTGCTTCAGATGTTCAGACATTAATTGACCAGATAATAGTAGCCAGAGATCTTATAGGACAGTCAACTGCTGATTCTCTGTTAGCAGATGTAAAAACGAAAACAAATTTAGAAGTAATGTTGCGTTTAACAGAGGAAATTGGAAAAGCAAACAGAAAAAATAAATTAGAGGCTCTAAGTTTTGGCGAAGTAATTGATGGTTTTGATTTTACAAAATTAGTAAATACAGGTGATAATTTACAAAGGTTTTTAGCACAGCTTGATCCTAATTCGGAATTAGGTAAAAGATTAAAAGGTATTAATCCTAATACGAAATTTTATAGTCAGATAGCTAATCAGGTAGGGCCTGGTACATATGGTAGAGAAGTAGAACCTTTATTCCGTAAAGAATTTTATGATTTTATAAAACCTCTTGATGAGTCGATTGCTAAAACTAAAGAGCTTACAGAATATGCAAGAGAATATCAGTTCCATTTACAGGAGTTAGCAGAATTTAAAGCACCTGTTTATGAACTTGAAAAGCTTATGCGACCTCAGAGACAAATACTAGAGTTAAGTAAAGCAATGAAGTCAAGTTTTGAAGATTCCTTTAAAGGACTTATTAGAGGAACTATGAGTGTAGCTGATGCGTTTAGAAATATGTTTAATCGCATAGCTGATGCTTATATTGATATGGTTGCAAAAATGTTTGCTAATCAGATACAGAAAGGATTTTTAAGTATGTTTGCTGGTATGTTTAGTCTTGGAGGTGGTGGTGGTGATAAATTTATAGGTGGAAGTGATTATTGGGATCCAAAGACGGGCAAAGGTATTGGTGGGCCTAATTATGGATTAGCTGATGGTGGAACTGCTAGATCAGGTAAATCATATCTTGTTGGAGAACGTGGGCCTGAAATATTTACTCCAAAAAATACAGGCACAGTTATTCCAAATCACGAATTAGGTGGTGTTGGAGGTGGTTCAACAAATATTTCAGTAAATATAGATGCTTCTGGAACATCTGTTGAAGGTAGTGAACCAAATGGAGAAGAATTAGGTAGATTAGTAGCAGCAGCAATTCAATCAGAACTTATTAAAGAAAAAAGACCAGGAGGTTTACTTTCATAATGGCTACTTTCCCTTCTATCAAACCAATCTACCAGGCTCGTAAGACTACGAAACCAAGAGTTAATGTCTCTCAATTTTTAGATGGCTACCAGCACCGAATTAAATTTGGGTTAAATACAAAACCTTCTGTTTGGTCGTTAACTTTTAGTGTTTCAGAAACAGATTCAGATACTATAGAGACATTTCTTGAAGCGAGAGCAGATGATTGTGCTTCATTTGATTGGACTCCTCTTGGTAGTTCTACTGCTTATAAATGGATCTGCCCAGGTTGGACTAAAACAATACCTTATAAAAATAGAGCTACATTAAACATGACATTTCAACAGGTATTTGAACCCTAATGGCTACTCCTGTATCAGAACTACAGAAGATAAATCCTAGTAATATTGTTGAGCTTTTTCAGCTACAACTAGATACTACAATTCATGGTGCAAATACAACTTATTATTTTCATAATGGAGTGAGTGAAAATAACAATAGCAATCTCGTTTTTAACAACATTGAATATACAAGGATGCCAATAGAGGCTAGTGGTTTTGAATTTAATGGAAAACAACTCCCAAGACCAAAATTAGCTGTATCTAATATCTTAGGAACTTTTACAACATTACTTTTGACTTTACCTCAAGGATTAGAAGGGGCAAAAGTTACAAGAATTAGAACTTTAGAAAGATATATTGACCATGAAAACTTTGCTATTGGAGATATTCTTTTAGAAACTGGAAGTGTGTTATTACAAGAAGATGATAGTTATATAATTCAAGAGTCTGGGGATAACCCTCATGGAACTCCCGACCCTACAGCTACATTCCCTAACGAGATATATTTTGTTGACCGCAAGACTATGGAAACAAGAGACATTGTACAGTTTGAGCTTGCTGCCAGTTTTGATCTTCAAGGAGTGAGATTACCCAAACGTCAAGTCTTACCTGATGATTTCCCTGGTGTTGGTTCGTTTTATTCATGATGTGGAAAGATAAAGCACTTGAACACGCAATAAAAGAAGATCCCAGGGAATCTTGTGGCTTGTTAGTTATTGTGAAGGGTAAAGAGAAGTATATTCCTTGTAAAAATTTAGCTGTAGATCCTAAAGATCAATTTATTTTAGACCCAGATGATTGGGCTAATGCTGAAGATAAATATGGAGAAATAAGTGCTGTTGTCCATAGTCATCCAGTAACAAGTCCTCAACCAAGTGAAGCCGATAAAGTTTCTTGTGAAAAGTCTGGTGTTAAGTGGTGGATTGTTCAACCCAATTTAAAACAATGGGGTTATTGTGAACCTTGTGGATATAAAGCACCTTTAATTGGTAGGCAATGGGTTTGGGGGGTAACTGATTGTTGGAGTTTATGTAGAGATTGGTATAAAGAAGAATTAGGAATAGAACTTATAGATTGGATTAGACCAGGGAGATTTATTATTAATGTCAATTTGTAGTAGCGGATTAAATCATATTGGTGTTTACTTAGGAGAACAGACTGTTTTACACCATTTGGAACATAGGTTATCAAGTCGTGATTTATTAGACGAATGGTTGCTAAAATGTACAGGTAAGAGGATTCGTTATGTTGCGTAAAATTAAGATATACGGAGAACTGGCAAAGTTTCTAGGTCAAAAGACTTTTGAGGCTGAAGTTCATAACGCTGCACAGGCTATAAGGTTTTTAGTTGTTAATTTCCCTCAGTTAGAAGCTCATATGGCTGATAGACATTACAAGGTTGCAGTTGGGAATTGGGAGATAGGGGAAGATGAATTGCATTACCCTAATGGACAGGAAGATTTAAAAATTATCCCCATTGTTGGAGGTGCTGGAAGAGGATTTGGAAAATTTTTATTGGGGGCTGCTTTGATAGGAGTAGCGATCCTTGCTCCTGCTGCTGGCGTAGGTTTAGGCGGATCAGGGACAATGTTTGGAACGTCATCGGCTGCTATTAGCTGGGGTGCTGCTGCTGCGATGGTAGGTAACATAGGTATAGCTTTAGCGTTGGTTGGAGTATCTGAGATGCTTACTCCTGTGGAAAAGATTCCAGAAAGCGAGCAAGACCCTCGTTTATCCTTTAATTTTAGTGGAATACAAAATACAAGTCGTGCTGGAGTAGCTGTTCCTTTGATATATGGGACTACGTTAACTGGTTCGATAACTGTATCAGCTAATCTTGAAAACGAACAGGTAGAAGTATGAGTAAAATTATAGGTTCAGGTGGGGACGGAAAGGGCGGTGGTAGTAGGAATAAGACACCTACCGAGGCTAAAGATAATTTAGACTCTAAAAGCTTTGCTAGAGTTCTTGATCTTATTGGAGAGGGAGAAATAGGAGGGCTAGTAGATGGAGCTAAATCCATATTTATAAATAACACACCATTACAAGCTGCTGATGGTACTTTTAATTTTAAGGATGTTAGTTACGAAGTAAGAAATGGAACGTCCAACCAGACAGTAATTCCTATTACTAGAAATGTTGCAACAACAAAAGGTACAGGTTTTTCTACAGTTCCTCAAGCAACACCAAAAGTCATACAAATTACAGATTCAGAAGTTGACGCAGTATCAGTAAATATTACAGTTCCAGCCTTGCAAATTATTAGTGATGAGGGAGATATTTTTGGTTCTGAGATCAAACTGGAAATTGCTGTTCAATATTCTGGAGGATCTTATTCGACTGTTGTATCTGGCAATGCAGGAACTATCACAGGTAGAACTCCTGATGTTTACCTTAGAGATTATTTAGTTAATTTAGATGGTGCTTTTCCTGTCAATATAAAAGTCACTAGGATTACTGATGATAGTGGATCAGCTAAATTATCTAATGAATTTCAATTTAATAGTTATGTAGAAATAAAGTATGACCAGAGGACATATCCTAATAGTGCATTAGTTGGGTTAAAAGTTGACGCAGAGCAATTTAGTTCTATTCCCACAAGAAAGTATTTAGTAAAGGGAGTAAAAGTAAAAATTCCTCATAATGCAACAGTAAGAGCAGATGGGAGCTTGTCTTATACTGGCACGTTTAACGGAACATTAGGTGCTGCACAATATACGAATGATCCTGCTTGGTGTTTATATGATCTCCTGACTTCATCTAGATATGGATTAGGTGCTCATCTTATAGAAGCAGACATGGATAAATTTAGCTTTTATCAAGCATCTCTTTATTGCTCTGCTCAGATAGACGATGGAACGGGTACAGGTAATACAGAACCTAGATTTAGTTGTAATGTATCAATTCAAAATCAACAGGAAGCCTATAACGTAATAAATCAAATGTGTTCTGTGTTTAGAGCCATGCCATATTATCAAGCTGGCAGTTTAACTATTACACAGGATGCTCCTAAAGATTCCAGTTATTTGTTTACTCTGGCTAATGTATTAGAACCAGGATTTACATATTCAAATGCAAGTCAAAAGACAAGACCTACTGTAGTGGTTGCTAAATACTTAGATTTAGATTTACGAGATATAAATTATGAAGAAGTTATTGATACAGCAAACCAGACTCGTTATGGAACAGTAATCAAAAATATTAATGCCTTTGCCTGTACAAGTAGAGGTCAAGCAAATCGTCTAGCAAAATGGTTGCTTTACATGGAAAATGTAGAGCGTGAGGTTGTTACTTTTGGGACTTCCGTAGATGCTGGAGTTGTCGTTAGACCTGGACAGATTATTGAAATTGCTGATCCTGTAAGAAGTGGAGAACGTAGAGGAGGTCGTATTCAAGCTGCTACTACTAATTCTGTGACAGTAGATAATACGACAGATTTGACTTATAAAATAGGAGCTACTTTATCTGCCGTTCTTCCTGATGGAAGCGTTGAGAATAAAACAGTTACTTCAATCGTGGATGATGTCGTTAATTTAGGACAGCATTTTTCAGCAGCTCCCAATGTTAATAGTGTTTGGGTCTATCAAACAAATGATATTGTAACTTCAACCTGGAGAGTGTTAGAAGTTAAAGAACAAGATAGATCTAATTATGTAATTATTGCAGGTCAGTATAATTCAGGAAAATACAATCATATAGAAAGTGGTATTGCTCTTACTCCTAGAGATGTCACTAATTTAGATGTAGCCCCAGCTTCTCCTACAGGTGTAACGGCACAAGAAGTTATTTATGAGAATACAGGAATTGCAAGAGTAAAAATTATTGTTAGTTGGACTACTGCTACTGATAATGTTTATGTCAGATGGAGATATGAACAAGGTAACTATGTTTCTCGAACTGTAGAAGGAGCTAAAAGTTATGAAATTTTAGATACCATTGCTGGTAATTATACGATTGAGGTTTACAGCGTTAGTGCTTCAGGTCTGAGATCAACCTTACCTAATTCCTTAAATCCTTTTGTAGCTGCTGGTAAGACTGCCCTTCCAACTAATGTTAGTGGTGTAACTTTACTCCCTATAGACGAATCAAGTGCAATATTAAGTTGGAATCGTGCGACAGAACTTGATGTTTTGTTAGGTGGTAAAACTCTTATTAGACATTCTTCTTTAACAAGTGCTGCTAAATGGCAAGATGCACAGGAGATTGTGGTTGCAGCAGCAGGTAGTCAAACACAAAAAATAGTTCCATTGTTAGAAGGTACTTATTTAATCAAATTCGAGGATGATGGTGGCAGACAATCACCTTCTCCTGGATCACAAGATTCAGATTGGAATAATACAAGAATAACGACTACGTTACCAGCACCTTCCGAAAGACTTGTTGTTGGAACGATTGATGAGCATACTGCTAACTTCACAGGTTCAAAATCTGATACGGTTTATGATGCTTCTTTAGATGCTTTAAAATTAGTAGTTACAAATAATGCAACAGAGACTTCTGGGGAATATGCTTTTGCTAATTCTGTAGATTTAACGCAACCCTATGACGTTAATTTAAGAAAAACTTTAAAAGCAAGTAGTTTTATTTTAAACAGTTTGTTCGATGATAGAACAGATTTAATTGATAGTTGGGGATATATTGATGCTGTTGGAGGAGTAACTGAAGCTGCAAAATGTAATGCTGCTGTTTATGTACGAGCTACTAATGATGATCCTTCTGGTTCTCCTACTTGGA